TAGAGATACTCCACCTTCAATTCTGTATGCAATAATTGGATCTTCAGCATCTAAACTTCTAAGCGTAGCTAGTACGGTAGGAGTAAATGGAGGAAAGAATTCTGTAGACCAATCTATAAACAATTCTTCTGCATCTTTTGGTATAGGTATTGTTTTAGCGAACCCTTCAATAGCTTGTGATGTGATTTGGTTCCTCACACTATTTAACTCTTCTTGAGTAGATTCGTTAGTTTTTACAAATGCTTCACTTAGCAACTTGAATTGAGTTTTTAATTTATCAAGCTCTTTGGTTAAGTTTGGTTCGCTAGATCTTACATATGTACTCTCGACTTCCCCACCATCAATTCCAGCAACTTGTAATGGTACTGATCCATACATGTTGTAGGAATGAACTAACTCTTTTAATAGTTGATTAGCTTCTGCTGCGGATTTTTGAAGTATTTGTGCTGATGTATTCTTGCTGGTTGATGTAGCGACGGATCTTCGGATAGAGGTGTCACCTTCTCTCAACTCTATCCAGTCTGTCACACCATCAGTAGTAGTTGTGGTGCTAGTATTTGTAGAAGAAGAGCTACTCGCAGCATTTCTTAGTATGTTGCGAGCCTGCTTGTTCATATAATCTTTTAAGTATAATTGAGTGAATATAGCTTTCTCCTCATACTTTAGTTCTGGGACCACTGAATCTTGATCTTCATTAACATAAAAATCAGTGTTAATTAATGTGTTTAACTGGCCTATATTAGCTTCCAGATACCCAGAAATTAATAAAGCATTCCTTTCTCTTTCTAGCGCTGTACTATGATCCCCAAATTCAATATCCCAAATATGATATCCAAGCTCGCCCAACTGATTCATTATTCGTTTATAATTCTAAGAATATCTTTAGCTCTTTGAGATTTTGGATCAACAATTGGCTTACTATTTGTACTCGCTCCGTACCTACCATGAGTACGGTTTTCATACTCTTTCATTAATTTGTTTTTTAATGTGGTTTTTGTTCCAGATGGAAACACTCCAGCTTCAACTGCAATTTCTTGAAGTTGTGATAAACTCATGCTAGCTACAGCTTCGTCAAAACTTTCTCCACTAGATAACTTGAATGGATCCCTATTTTTGACACCCATTAACTCTTCTACAGTTTTTGCTAGATTTTGTCTGTTATCAGCCACTTTACCATCTGCATACTGCATTGGTTTCTTTTTGGCTGAAGGCTTTGTTGTTGTTTTTTTAGTTGTTTTTCTTTTGTTTGTGGCCATAATAATTTCTATAATTTAAAGTTGTATACACATATAATAACTCTAATAAACAAAAAATCCACCATAAAGGTGGATTTCTTGATAAAGAGTATTGTAGAACAATATCTTACACTACAAGTCCAAACAGGGCTCGGTTGTCGAGGATCATGCGACCTTCTTCGATAGAACCATAGTATCCAATCTTGGACTGACGAACGCTATATTGATCATCAGCAACTAAGGAGAACTCGGAACCAGTTTCAGAATCGGTAGCAACTGCACGAAGCATAGACTCAACACGCTTATCAAGACCAATAACGATCTCAGACTCACTATCGGCACCAAAACTACCATCACTAGCAAATCCAATATCATTAGCTTGACCGTCAACAAGGCTAGCGAACAATTTATTAAAACGTTGTCCGTGACCCATTTCTTGAAGTTCCATGATATTGATACCATAGAATTCAGGAATTCCGCCATTAGAGTATACAGCTTCACGCATGCTATCAGTAGCAGCGATATCAGTGTTGTTACCCTTGGTATTAATTGGGTTGTAAGCCATTTCTCGAAGACCTTGTACAACTTCTGGAGAAACGATAAGATCAGTTACTCCACGGCCTCCGATACCACCTTCAGGTGTACCACCAGTCCAAGCAGTATTAATGCGTTTACCAAGTGTAAGAAGACGATTAAAGTCATCAAGAATCAAACGTCCGCTGTTAGCAGCTTTGATTACATGGTTTTTACCTTTTGTGCTAGATTCAGCCAAAGCTCCAAGAAGAAGAGTGGCAGAATTACGTTCTTGCTTGAGAAGAACTTCTTGAGCAACACGAGAGAAAGACTTACTAATAACATCCATACGGGAGCGTTGAGCATAACGCTTATCGAAATCAACAGCACTATCAAGACGATAGGTTGTGAATTTCATTTCACCACCGATAGGTGTTACTGTGTTAGTAGGAAGGCCACCAGGTACGGCTTGACTCCAAACAGTGACATAATCTTCATCAGTTACGTCATAGTAAAGATCCATTGGGATACTTGGGCTTTCATCAGCGCTAAATGCGAAATTTGAGAATAAGTTACTGAGTGTAGGAGCTTGGTTGATAACCTTAGCCAATACAGGTCCAATAAATTCTGCTAATGCAACTTGAGCTTCATACGCGACATCGCGGTTTTTAGAAGCCATTGCTTTAACGAGCTCAATTTGTTCGGGTGTTCTTTTTAATGTAATTTTCATTTTAAATTTTACCTTTCTTTATTAAAGATTATGCACAATCGATTTTTACGATAGCGTAACCACCTTTCATTAATCCTGCTTTACCAAATACATTGGTTCCACCAAGAGCTCCAGCTTCGTCATCACGATGACCAACTGCGAGAATGGTTCCAAGGATTTTTTGACCAGCTACAACAGCGGTACGTGCTACAGCTGCAACTTGTCCGTCAGCTGCTCCAATAAGAACTTGTCCAGCTGTACCAACAGTACCACCTTCAAAAGCATCAGAAGTAATAGAAATCATACCTTTCGAAAGAACAGGTACAACTTCACCAGGAAGAACTCCAAAAAGTTCGTCTTTCTTGACTTGATTGTAAAGAAGGTTTTCTCCAAGTTCATCACGAGCAACAGTTTGACGAAGTGTAATTCCGATACATTCATCTTCGGGAGCTGCGATAGGAGCAAAACTCAGTGTTGCTTCTGGATAAAAATTCTTTGCAACATTTGGATAATCAGTTTTTCCAAGCAGAGAATTTGCTCCAGTTTGAGCGTCGATATCAATTGGATCCCAACTTGTGCCCTCTGCATTAAGAGAGCCATTCGAAACTTTCACGAATACACCAGCATCACCTTGAGGGGTTGAGCGGCGGCCATCTTGAGAAAGATCGATGAATTGTTCGAGAGTTCCAGCACTTTTGAAGAGATTTACGACATCATGTTCATCGTAATCACGAAACGGTAATAGTCTAATAGCCATTTTATTTTATTCCTTTATATTTTAGTAGTTTATGGTTAAATTGTCTTCCGAGAAAGCTTTTTCAAATTTTTCTTTCAACGAAACTTCTTGCTCTGAGGATTCTGCATTGTTGTTAGCAACAACTTCTTCTTCGGCTTCCACCTTATCCATTGCTTCTTCAACAGCTTCTTCCTCTGAAGAATCAGTGCTTTTAAGTTCTGCCAAACGTTTTTCAACAGCTTCAGCTAGCTTAGCATTAAATTCTTCTTCTTGCTTAGCGATAAATTCTTTGTTCTGATGTTTAAGTACAACTTGCAATTTCTCTTGGAAAGTTGCAAATGCTTCTTCAGACTCTTCAAGATCTTTAAGTTCGTGAGCGACAACCTTACGGCTATCTTCGTCGAGCTCATAAGCATCTTCGATTACGGACATTCTCGCATCAAAACGAGCAACTGCCTCCTGTTGTTTATGCTGCTGCTCTAATTCTGTAACACGGTCAGTAGCAACTGTGAGCTCTTCACTAAGCCTCTTAACTTCAGCTGCAGTTTTTTCTGCGGCTTCAGTCAACTCAGCTTTTTCAGTCTCAAGTTGTTCTTTTTCTTGCACGAACGAATCGTTGCGTTCAAGAATTGCGTCATTAATAATTTTAGATACAGTAGCCACTGCTTCTTCAGAGAATTTCTTTTCAGAAACTTTTTCTTCAAGAGCTGACACTAGATTATTTAAAATTTCGTTATTGTCCATAATAATACTTTTTTTGTTATTTACATCAGAATTGATGTTTTGTGAAATATTTTTTTCCTTTTTTTCTGTAGTTGGTGTTTGTTCTGTTTTTGAACTAACTACTAATCCCTTTACATTAGCGGCGGGATTCGAGGTGAAGCCAATTCCGAGAGGAAAAATTTCTCCAACAATTAATCGGTGAATTGGTGAGCCATCTTTCATCTTTCCTTCGCCACCAAGAGCTTTTAAATTACCTTTTAACTCATCAATCATATTCTCATCATCGATAATTTCGGCGTTTTTCAAGTCATTACTGCCAACAGCCAATACAAAATCATTAAAACCAATTTCCCAACTAGCTGACACTTTATGATAAAGCTCACTTTCTGGATCTACAGATTGTTCGACTAAATTTGCAAATTGAGGATTGACTGTTCTATATATGAGAGAAGCTAGAGCAATATTAAATGGTTCGTTTGTATTCTCTACTTCTTCCGAAGATAGAATCTCATTACCCATAAAGCTAGAAAAGCTTGCAGAAACTATATGTCCAACTATCTTCTCCTTTTGATGTTCAATATTAGTTGGCTTATGTTTGAATTGGTCAAGAATGTTTATCGCTGATTTAGAGTCAATTCCATCACCGTTCTTATTAAATGCATTAACTACTGCTCCATTAAATGCCACAGCGAGTAAATCCATATTTTTTTCAAGATCGACATCTGTCGGTATTATTTCCTTTAATGACTCAAGTGAAGCTTTACTGATATTAAGGTCTGGCGAATCAACATCTCCAGACGCTAAAATTATATTTGAAAAATTTGTAGTGTATTTAAATTTTTTGCTCATCTATTTTAAGTACACTATTTTTTGTGATTTTTGCTATGATATAATATAGCTGAAGGATAATCGGATAGTTCATGCTTTGCGGATACCTCCAATATGTCAGGCATAACATCTAACTTTTGAATATTATCGATGTTCTTAACACAAGACAATAATGTACGCTTCCACTGGTTTTGTTCTTTAGCACAAACAACTGATTCGCACAACTTAACAATTAAATCTTTATGGTTGTCATTCAATTCTTTTAAATTTTTATGTTTTTGGAAATTAGCAATAGCATAAGATTGTAAATCTTCTATATCATATATTGTTTGTTGAACATTATCTTTTCCATAATAATCTGCGGCTTGTAATGGAATTTGATTTGTTCCATTTGGTCGTCCAGGAGATTTTTTAGTTTTATTTTGTGTTTCTTTACTTTTTTGCTGAACAGCTTGTTTTTGGTTCTGCACGCCTTCTTTTTGGATTTCTAGTTGTTCTTCTGCAATTTCTCGATCTTTTTCAGACTGAACACTTTCAATCATTGGTATACCACCAACCAAAGGATTGTAATAACCTTTTTCACGTTGCTCAACATACTTTTCTTGAACTTGAGATAATTCGCGTGGATTTGGATACAGTCCAGTTTGCATGGATTTGATGCCTTGCTCTGGAGTAAGTATACCAATTTCCAACAATCTAGTAATAACTCTATGAAACTGAACTTCATCTTTAATGTCAATCTCTTCAAATTTAGCTGTGGGATAAGACTTTAATCCCATGTTCTGACAAACCTCTTTAATTTGCGGTTGTAAAAAATCATTTAAAAATGCATTACGAGACTCTTTTAATCTCTCTAAGAATATTTCAGCTTTAACTTGTGTGTTTGAGAACTTTTCACTACCCACAATAATATTTTGTAGGCCTTCCTTAATATCTTCATTTACTATTTTGTATTTTTCAGAACCAAGAACTTTATTAAGATCAGGAATAACAAATTGAGCTTTAGTTGTGTAATCTGCAATTAATGCTCGGCCAACACTCTCATTTTTAAATAGCTCTTGCATGGCTTTTAAATTGTTTGGGTTTACTCCTCCTTTATCTGGCTCTGCTCCCATTGTAATTAAAAGTATTACATTCTCTACGGTTCTACATATAGCTTGATCAATTTTCTTTAACTCTAACTTCCAATTAATATCATCTAATACAGGAAAGCCAAAAGGAACAGCAAAAGGTTCATAATCTTGTTTTTTATAAAATGAATAAATTAATTTTTCTGAATCTAATTCAATTTTTAAGCCATCACGAGTAAATGATCCATCTTTAATTTTCTTTTTAGTTTCAGGATCCAATGAATCAAATACTTTTTTATCTTCTTCTGTTTTTGGTTCTCTTAATTTTTCTAACTCATAGTCGGATAATACTTTTTTATATATTCCATCTTGAAATGCGGTAGCTTTATCTGCAACAATGTCATAAGGATTAAGTAACATGTATCGAACTGGTATCTCTCCAGGCTTTAATGTCTGAGATGCGTATACATAATTCATCTTCATTAAGTCTTCATTAGAAAACTTACCATCTACTCTATAAAAAAATATATTCCCTGATCTATAATACTCCCTAAAGTATTGGTCTTTTAGTTTCCATATACCTATTTTTTTCATCCATCCCTCAATGAACTTTTTAGATCGGTCATTCTCACCCTCAAGGTATATGGGCGAATTAGAAAATTCAGCCATTATATCTATAGCGTTCCTAAAAATTGAAATATTAGCATAAGCTTTTTGACATAGTTCTATAGCATCTCTAACATTAACTCCATCGCCAGAGTAATCATAAGGAAGCATACCATTCCTAATATTGACATATTTATTTTCTTTATTGTTATGGTGTATGGCATTTTTTCTAGAAGTTGTATGATCTCCATATTGAACTCTTCTGTTTGAAGTGCTTGCCGCAGCAGACTGGACATAAAAACTGTCTCCAGCTGTTTCTGGTAGTGTTCCTATAGCTTCATTTAATTTCAATATATCATCTATAGGTTTATCCTGCTTTGAAAATTGACTCCAATAATCAGATCTTTTTGTATACTTTCTTTTTTCTTTCACAATACATAATACACAAAGTCTAACTAAAAGTCTATAAAAGTTAAAAGTTAACTTATAAACATTGGAACAAATGTAGAATGAGCTTGCTGAGCCTTAGAGTTATTCATGTCATGAAATACCTTAACCATCCAACTTCCAAGCACTAAAGCTGAGTACGAATCCTTCCTCGCTTTGTCAGGTCCAGTCTGCCTTCTAAGCTCTGGAGGTAGCCCAAAAGTCTGCGTTCCCTGAGGTGAAGTTGTAATCTGAATTAATGCACATTGATTTTTCGTCATGTTAATCATGTCGTATTGATGTTCTATAAAGTCTATCATTTTTGCTTGACCACTTTGTTTTGACTCTTCTTCAGATAGTCTAAGAAATTTTAATTTATTGATTGGTATTTTTTTGGCTCTTT